ATGCAGTTAACCTCGGAGCTAGACTCGAAAGTCAAACGAGAAATTATGATGGGGTGGACTTGTTGTTGGGAGAATCAACATATCTCCAATGTCCGTCAAGAACATTCACTAAAGTTGATAGAATTACAGTTAAAGGCAAATCCGAACCCGTTACAGTTTACACTATCTGAAGAACCTAGTAATCTTCAGTGGACTGCATTTATAACACTTCAATTTGCAGATATCTACACCACATATCGTGGTCTCAAATATAATTGTGTCAAAGAAACAAATCCACTATTAGGAGAGTCTCCTTCAGTCTCTAAAATGTTTGCAGTTAAGACTGCAATTCTTCTACCTACTATAGGAAACGAAAAAACAAACAATACATTGACTGCACAAACCTTAGTAGATATGAACTTCTTAATGACAATGGTGGTTGCAAATAACTTGCATGTTCTTGGTAAAGCAAAAAAATATTGTAACTAATTACAAAAAACCCCTTGAAATTTCAGAAAAAACCCATATAATAGTACTATGGTGTTATAAATACCATTGTGATGCCCATTAGGGGTCACATAACATAACTTGCTTAATAAAGGAGAAAACTATGACAAGTAAACAGCTCGGAGACTTCGATGTCTTCAATTTCGGGAAATCATTCCCATTCGCAATCGGGTTCGACAGAACTCTTCAACTATTAGAACGTGCCAATCAGTCACCGACTAATACAAACTATCCACCTTACAATATTGTAAAACACGATGCAGAGAACTTTAGTATCGAACTTGCATTAGCTGGATTTGATAAGAAAGACATCACAATCTCAAAAGAGAAAGAGGTTCTTAATATCGAAGGTAAACAGAAGGATGGAGACGAACTTGAGTATGTCCATAGAGGACTTGCATCTCGTTCATTCAAAAGAACATTCACACTTGCAGACGATATAATCGTTAAAGGTGCAGACATGAAGAATGGTATTTTGAGTGTATCTTTGGAAAGGATTATACCCGAAGAAGATAAACCCCAAGAAATTAAAATTTCTTAAAAAACCCCTTACACGTACACCCGTTATATTGTATAATGGGTGTATCTTTATATAAAGGAGATTATTATGATAAATGTAGGAGATACACTTCCGAGTGTCAACTTACCAGTGAGAGTTGATGGGGAGTTTAAAATATTAAACACAACCGAACAATTCGCAGGAAAAAGAGTAGTGATATTTGCACTGCCTGGAGCATTCACACCAACATGTTCAGAACAACAATTGCCTGGCTTTGATGAGAAATTTTCAGAGTTCAATGACAATGGTGTAGAACAAGTTTACTGTTTATCAGTAAATGATTCATTTGTAATGAATGCATGGTTTGAAGCACAAAATGTTCAGAATGTTTATCCGTTGCCTGATGGTAATGGAGAGTTTACTGAATTACTTGGTGCTTCAGTAGCAAAGGCAAATGTAGGATTTGGAATGAGGTCTTGGAGATACGCAATCGTTGTAAACGATAATGTTGTCGAAAAGGTCTTTGCAGAAGAAGGTTTTGATGATAATATAGAATCAGACCCTTATGAAGTATCAACGCCAGAAAATGTCCTTGCAAACATCTAAACTATATCAAGTCCTAAAGGACAACTCAAATGAAGTAGGATTACCTATATTGGATAATCCTGCTTTTGAGTCTATTTCTAATGAATATGGTAAAGAACACTTTCGTGAAGTCTTATCAGAATACATTGCAACTGAAAGACCTCCATTCCCATTTAAAAAAATAACAAAAGAGAAGATGAGAAAAACATTTCTCGCACTTAAAGATTCAGACCCATACAAAACTATGACTGCAAAGAAAGACTTGCAGAAAGAAGTGTTAGAAAAATATGACGATTACAAATACAATTTTGAAGAATATGGATTAGGTTTTATAGATGCACCTTCCGTATATAATGATGCATCTAATTATTTCCATCAAGAACTAAGACTTGCATGTGGAAGTTATGGTTTTAAATCACCAGTTGAAGTATGGACTAAAGGAACTGCAAAACAAATATGGAGTTGTTTCGGGCCTATGTGGAGAGGAATCAATGGTGTACGAAAAGTACAGATTGATGGTAAAGAAGAATTACGAGGTGGTGAACTAAACGAAAAGAGTTATATCTCTGCATTCAGATTAGGGACATATATTGCAACTCAATTCAAACCAAACGTTGCAAGAACAATATATTCAATGACCAATGCAAATACAGTTCTAGACACTTCATGTGGTTGGGGAGATAGACTATGTGGTTTCTATACATCTAATGCAAGTCATTACGTAGGTTGTGACCCAAACCCAAATACTTTTGAAATCTATAAGAAACAATGTATAGAGTATGAAACAATTCTTACAGGAAAGGAACCCCACTTAATAGAACATGAAGATTACTTTTCTTGTATGGGTTCAAAAAGAGTTGAGATATTTAGATGTGGTGCAGAGAATTTACCATATGAAATCTTACCACCAATAGACTGTGCATTTACTTCACCTCCATACTTTTCAACAGAAAGATATAATGAAGGTGGAGAGCATTCAGAAGACCAATCATGGGCAAAGTTTAATGAGTATGATGCATGGAGAGATGATTTCTATTTACCAGTATCCCAAAAATCATTTGATGCACTTAGTGATACAGGTGTGGTGTTGGTTAATATACTAGACCCTAAGATACATGGAACTAGATATAGGTCGGGAGATGACCTTTGTGATATGTTGAGAAACAACTTCTTAGGTCAACTTGGTATGAGAATCATGCAAAGACCACAAGGTAAAGCTGTATTTAAAGATGCAGACGGAAACTTTGATAAAGAGGCCATGGATGAATTTATGAATAAACTTTACATGGAAAACGTTTGGTGTTTTGGTAAAGACACTTCAATTGATTTATTTGAAAGTGTAAAGGTGAGTACATTAGAGAGTTTCTTTTGAAACAATTAGATATCCACTTATCCACTTCACTTCTAAAACCAATAGAAGAATGGTGTGAAAATAATACAGACTTTGCACCAGTAGTGACTAAGTTTAATAAACAAGGACAATGGACTGCAATATCTCTTAAAGGATATAGTAACGACCCAAATCAAATAGGAAAGGGTGGTGTACTTGGAACAACAGGTGTGGATGAATTACAAACTACACCTTTATATGACCTACTAAATATAGATGAAATTTTAAAACACATTCCTGCAGAGACTGAAAGAGTCCGACTTATGAAATTAAAAGCAGGAACTAAGATATCTAAACACACTGATAAAGTGGATAAAGATATCAAAAGTGGTAAAGTAGTACGACTACATATACCTGTAATAACAAATGAAGACATTACAATGAAGACATGGTTAACCGAAGGATTGGTTGACTTTAAAATGTCTAAAGGAGAGTGTTGGTGGTTAGACGTAGCAAGACCACATGCAGTAGAAAACAATTCTGATATTGATAGAGTACACTTAGTTATTGATGTATATAATAATGAGAACATAAATGTATAAAGTACAAGAATCTGATTTTGACACTGTTTGGGACATATTCCAAGGTGCTAAAGAATGGTTTCCTCATGTAAGAAAGTCTCATTGCAAAGTTAGAATATCAAGAGGACAGATGATTTTAGAAGATGGTATTTTAATAACATATCATGAGAATAAGAATAATAGAAAAATTGGATTTGATACAGACGTTAAAGTTGAAGGCGGCTCCCACATTATACACCAAATAGTAAATTCAGAAATGGGTAATGGGAACGCAGAGAAAGTTATTAAAAGGTTTTTTGATTTTGTTGGAACGAATGTTTACCTTACAGTACGTTCAGAAAATATTCCTGCAAATAAGTTTTACAAAAAAATAGGAATGGAAGACGTTGGTTATATAAACTGGTCTAAGGGTGAAATGAAAGGTAAGGTTTGGAAAAATGTTATTCGGTAGTCTATATAGAGTGGTAGAAAATCCACACGAAAGTGATGCAGGAATAGAAATTCTTGAAGGGGACTATAAGGGATTAGTGTTCCAATATGGAAAGGTTCAGTTTGTTGAAGGTAAGAATCATTTAAACTTTCAACGAACAATTAGAAGGCTTCCCGAAAAAGGTGGAGAAGTAGAAGAACTAAATACTAACGAAGATTTAGAACAAATTATGGGTGACATCTTAGTTGA